GGATATATCGGTGGATATAAGGTTGCTGGATTTAATATCTTAGCAAGTGGTTCATCAACAGTTTATGGTGAAGATGGTAAAGTTGTCGTTGCATCAATCATGCCTACAGTAGAAAACAACGAAGGTGGAACCGGATTGAGTGGTTCTCTTGGTGGTAATGCCACTCTGAGCTCATTTACTCTAAATATACACGGAAACGTAACTAATACATTAACCGGTTTAACTTTTGTAGAAAAAGCTAGTGCTGGTGGTGGTTTAGATGCTGCTGATTCTGCTTATATCGGAAAATCAGTTCCATCAAATCCGCAGGCTAGGTTGATTGGTTCAACTGCAGCCTCTGGATATTTATTTAAAACCTTTAGAAGTAGCATTAGTGCTTCATTTTCTGCAGGTGATTTGATGATTTCAAGTTCTTCAAATTTAAGTATTGAAATCGTGTCACAATCATTTAATGAGGGTGTAGAAACAGTAGATGATTCAGATGGAAATTACATAGTATCTAATACTGGTAATAAAGACGCTGCTGCTGCTAGAACGCCTTTCATACAATCACAGACTCCTGTTACAGATTTATTTAGAATTTACACAAGAGCTGATGGTACTGATACTAATAATCACTATGTAGTAATTAGGGATGTTAAGAGACCACAAAACTCTAACTCAAGTCCTGATTATGCTCAATTTAGTTTATTTTTATATGCGTCTGATAATCCAAGTGCTGTAGAAAGCTATAGTGGTTTAAATATGGATCCAGAATCGTCTAATTATTTAGCTAAAGTAATTGGTGATCAATTCTCAACTGTTGCTAGTGATGGTGAAGTTACTACTTATGGTAACTATCCAAACTTGTCTAGGTTGATTAGAGTTGGTGATTATAAAGAGGATGTTTTCAGAAGTAATCCTAATCTACAACCAATGGGATTTGCTGCTATAAATAATCCTATAGTATCAGGTACTGCTACTCAAGTTCCTAGTGCTTCAATGAACCTAAGACAGACATATGATGGTGGATCTACAAATTCTTCCGTATATGTGGCTGATTTACCTTATGGTTTTAAGATAGACACTGGATTCTTAGCTAATCAGACTGCTACAAATAAAGAATATTTGTCGGCAATTCCTTATCCGGTAGCAGTGGGTAATAATGTTGCTTTTAACTTACAGAATGAATTTGGATATGGCGCTTCGACAGATGATGAATTTACCAAATATTCAAACTTTTCTATAGGAACAAGCACTCTAACCATATCTTCATCTACACAACAGTTGAAGTTTGCTGTTCCTTTTCAGTTTGGTTTTGATGGTATAAATCCAGCTGCAGCTAAGAAAACAGGAACTTCAATGTCAGCAACCAATACAAGTGGATTTGATTGTTCTACTGCTACCTCTACTGGTACAACTGCTTATAAGAAAGCAATCAACGCAATCTCTAATCCTGATGAGTATGATATCAATATGTTAGTAACACCTGGTATTATACATAAACATCACTCTGTAGTTTCAAATCATGCAATTGATAAGATAGAAGCTAGAGCTGATGCATTCTATGTAATGGATGGTAATGACATAGATGATAATGTTGCTACTGCTGTAAATAATGTTGTTACTTTAGATACTAACTATGTAGCTACATATTATCCTTGGGTTAAGATGGACAATCCTGCTGGAAACGGACAAATATTCGTTCCACCATCAGTAGTAATTGCTGGTGTAATATCTTTCACAGATAGTGTGGCACATGAATGGTTTGCTCCTGCTGGATTAAACAGAGGTGGATTAGATAATGTTAGAATGACTAAGAAGAAACTTACTCATACTGATAGAGATACACTTTATGAAGGTAGAGTTAATCCGATTGCTTCATTTCCTGGTCAAGGAGTTGTGGTATTTGGACAAAAGACACTACAGGCTAAACCATCTGCTTTAGATAGAATTAATGTTCGTAGATTACTAATTAGATTGAAGAAATTTATTGCAAGTTCTTCAAGATACTTAGTATTTGAACAGAATAATTCATCTACAAGAAGTAGATTCTTAAACATTGTGAATCCGTTCTTAGAATCAGTTCAGGCCAATAGTGGTTTGAGTGCATTCAAAGTTGTTATGGATGATACGAACAACACACCTGATGTTATCGATAGAAATCAGATGGTTGGTCAAATCTTCATTCAACCTACTAGAACGGCTGAATTTATCATTTTGGACTTCTCAGTATTGCCAACAGGCGCTGCGTTTCCAGAGTAATCGATAAAGTCACATACAAAGTACAAAAGCCCCACTTATTTAGTGGGGTTTTTTGTTTTATTGATATTTATATATGATGAAGTAACGTTAAACTGTTAAGATGAGTAGTTCATCAATGTCTTAACATAAGAAAGGTTTAACAACAATTAACAATAAACTAATTTGAGTAGAACTTAAATTAAATTAGGAGAAGTATAATGGGAACAAGAAGTTCTTTAGCCAAACTTTCAAGGGAATTATATCCCGGTTTGGAAGCAATCGATCAAAATATAGTATCTGTAGATGATGCAAATGTATTTAGTGCTGTAAACACATTTAGTGCAGCACCTCTTTATACAGGAGTACAAAGACTCGCCGCAGATGCAATATTAACAATTTTACCTACAACTAATCTTTTAATCTTTGCACACGCAACTGGTGGTAACAAAGTTATAACAATGCCAGCTGCAACAAAGGGTAGATACTTAAAAATCTTATGGGAGATTGAACAATCAGCTACTAATAGAGTATTAACCTGTGCGGGTTCAGATGATTTCACAGGACAAATTAATTGTTCAGTTCAAGGTGATGATGCTGGTGACGGCGATGTACTTTCAGTAACTGATGGTACAGTTGCAATTACACTTGTAGACGATATAAATATCGGTTCTGAGTTAAATTGTTATTGTGGAGTAGCTGGGGCGTGGATTATTACAGGACATATTACTTATGATGCTGTAGGGTCTGTTCCAACAATTGCATAATAACTAATACGTCAATACTAAAGGGGAGTATAACACTCCCCTTTTTTTATTACCTATAAAACTATGAAAAAACTATGAAATAATAAGGTAATAATCTGTATCGATTTTTCAGTTTGTTTATATTTATATATGAGAATTAAAATACTAACAGGAGAACTGTAATGCCAGATTTAATAGATCCTTCCGAAATAATGTTCACTCCTTTTGAACCAAAGGTTAAGAATAGGTTCATTATGTATATCGAAGGTATACCTGCATACTTAATAAAAACTGCTTCAAGACCATCAATAACATTTGAAGAAATAGAATTAAATCATATCAATGTAAAGAGATATGTCAAAGGAAAAGGGGCTTGGGAAACATTAGAAGTTACCCTTTACGATCCGATTGTTCCATCTGGCGCACAAGCCGTTATGGAATGGGTAAGATTACATAAAGAGTCTGTAACAGGAAGAGATGGATATTCAGACTTCTATAAAAAAGATGTTACCTTTAATGTATTAGGACCAGTTGGTGATAAGGTTGAGGAATGGACACTTAAAGGTGCTATGATTCAATCTGCTAATTTCGGTGATATGGCTTGGGATTCTAATGAACCTAATGACATAACACTAACACTAAGATACGATTACGCTATCTTACAATTCTAAGAGGTTTATATGCAATTTTTACGAGAAATGTTGTCAAGCGATGCCAAAATATCTTCCAAAAGATTTGTTGGCTTCGCTTCCTTTTTTATGTTAATATGTTGTTGGGGCGCAGATACATTTTCTGCATTTGAAGTCAAAGACAAAATATTAGAATGCTTTATGTACATAACCGTTGTCGGTTTAGGAGTTACAGCTGCTGAAAAGTTTGGTAAAAAATAGTTATAGTTAAGATAAATCAATAGGAGTAAAATATGGCAGAAGTTAAATTCCCTACGGAAGTAGTGGATCTGCCGTCACAAGGATTACTATATCCAACAGATAGCCCGCTATCTTCTGGTCAAATAGAAATCAAATATATGACGGCTAAAGAAGAGGACATACTTACATCGGCTAACCTTATTAAAAAAGGTATAGTTATTGATAAGTTGTTAGAAGCATTGATAATAGATAAATCGATTAAATTAGACGATATGTTATTAGGAGATAAAAATGCAGTTCTAATTGCGTCTCGTATACTAGCATATGGTAAAGCTTATAGTGTAGAGTATGATGGGCAGCAGATAGAAGTTGATTTAACCTTATTAAAGGATAAGAAGTTAGATGAGACTAAGGTATCCAAAGGTGTTAATGAATTTGAGTTTGAACTACCTGCAACCAAAAGAAAGCTAACCTTTAAATTACTTACATCAGCTGATGAAAAGAGTATGGATAAAGAGATTGAAGGATATCAAAAAATAGGCGATGGTATTGGTTACGGATTAACTACACGCTTAAAGCATCAGATACTTTCTGTAGACGGTGATAATAAAAGAGCTAGTGTTAATAGCTTTGTTGACAATGAATTCTTATCAATGGATTCAAGAGCTTTCAGAACCGAAGTTTCTCGTATAATGCCTGATGTTGATATGACATCTACATATACAGACTTAGAAGGAAACGAAAAGGAGTTTACGGTCCCTATGACCGTTACGTTTCTTTGGCCT